TCAAGGCGGCATGGTGCAGGAATACAGCATTGGTGGTCGTAGCCTCCGTCGGTACAAAATGACGGAACTCCTCGAATTGCGTAGCACCCTGCAAAATGAAGTTGCAATGGAGCGACGCCGAGAAAAGATCCGTCAGGGTCTCGGTAATCCCGGTCTCGCCAAAGTGAGGTTCCGTTAATGGCTTTCTTAGGTTTCGGGCGAATTGGTGGTCTTCGTCGTCAACTTGAAGAAGCCAAGACGCGCAATCTCAATTTGCAGCGTGCTTATGCGGCTGCACAAAACAATCGCCTGACTTCTGATTGGATCAGTCAGGCAACGTCTGCTGATAGTGAGATTCGCGGCAGCATTCGGATGCTGCGTAACCGCGCCCGTCAGCTTGTTCGTGATTCGGACTTTGCCAAAGCAGCGCTGCGTGCTGTCAAAAACAACGTGGTCGGCACTGGCATCAAGATGCAGGCGCAAGTCCGCATGCAACGCGGTGGCCGTCTTGCCGAGGAAGTCAACGCAAATATTGAAGAAGAGTTCAAGCGCTGGGGAAGCGCAAAGCGTTGTCACGTCGGCGGCAAGCTGAGTTGGTACGACATCCAGCGGCTTTGCGTCACTTCAATGCTGGAATCGGGTGAAGTATTTGTTCGCATCGTCCGTCAATCATTTGGCAACAGCAAAGTGCCGATGGCACTGGAGTTGATTGAATCGGATCTGCTCGACGACGATTACAACGCCATTGAAAAGAATGGCAACGAGATCCGCATGGGCGTGGAGATCGACAAGTGGGGACGCCCTGTTGCTTATCACTTTTTTGATTACCATCCCGGCGATTACCAGTTCAGCTACGCAAATAAAGCCGTCAAAAGGCGCATTCGCGTGCCTGCAGAAGACGTAATCCACCTGTATTTGATTGATCGTCCCGGCCAGACCCGTGGTGTCAGCGCATTCGCTACGGCGATCATGCGTCTTCGTAATTTGTCTGGATACGAAGAATCAGAGATTGTCGCTGCCCGTGCCAGCAGCAGCATGATGGCATTCGTGCGCACTCCTGATCAGGAGTTGTTTGAGGATGGCACCTACAACGAGGAATCCGTTCTGGACTTCTCGCCGGGAAGCATCCGCCGTCTGGCACCGGGCGAAGAAATGCAATTCTTCACTCCCAACCGTCCTGACGATGCATTTACTCCGTTTGTCCAGCAAATGCTTCGCGCTGTGGCTGCTGGGATTGGTTGTAGTTACACGCAGGTCAGCAGCGACTTTTCGCAGAGCAACTACAGTTCTTCGCGGCTAGAACTGCTCGAAACTCGCACGCATTACAAAGTCTTGCAGCAGTTTGTGATTGAGTCACTGTGTGAAGAGGTTTACGAAAAGTGGCTTGAAATGGCCGTAATGGCTGGCGCTCTCAACCTGCCGAATTTTGACACCAATCCCGGTCGTTACATGGCGGCCAAGTGGATGGCACCCGCTGCCCAGTTTGTTGATCCTCAGAAGGAAGCAAGCGCTTACAAGGATCTGATCCGTAGCGGCATCATGACCCTTTCACAGGTCATCGCATTGCACGGCGGTGATTTTGAAGAGCAGATGCGTCAACGGCAGCATGAATTGGCATTGGCGGATGAGTTGAACATCACGCTTGATACCGATCCGTCTCAGACTTCTCTGAATGGTTCAAGTCAATACGTGCCTGTCGCACCTACTGAACATCCTGTACAACATGAGCAGGAACCCGAAGCAAACTAATGGCTGAAGTTGCTGGCAAGTCAATTGACTTGACGCCCACTAAGGGCATGCAGGCAGAGGCTCGACGGTATCGAGCGTGGAAGAAAGAAGGCAAGCCGGGTGGGACTGATGTCGCCGCAAGGCGTGCAAGTCAGATTTTGTCAGGTGATGAATTGAGTCCTGACACCGTTATCACTATGGCCGCATGGTTTGCACGGCATGAAGTAGATAAAAAGGGCAAAGGATTCAGGCCAGAAAGTGATGACTATCCTTCTGCAGGTCGCGTAGCATGGGCGGCATGGGGAGGCGACTCCGGTCAGTCTTGGAGCAACATGAAATCCAAAGCCATCAAAAAGGCACGTGAACGCGCCATGGAAGTGATCGAAGAGGCACGGCCTTATCCCAATGAGCACGCTGCTCGCCTAACCGATCCTGATCAGTACGACGAGATCCGTCGTGTCAATGATGACTTCGGTGCTGGTGTGGATGCCATTTATGGCATTAAGGAAGGCACAAGCGAGTTGCAAGCCATTCGTTTTGATGCTGAGCGTTTCACTGCTGCTGAGGCACGTGAATGGCTGAGTGAGCACGACTTCGATCCAATCGAATTTGAAGAAGCAACTGGTGAGCGCGAAGAAGATCGTGCTGCACCTGACGCCCTGAAGGTTGGCGACTTTGTGGAGTGGGATTCCAGCGGCGGCACTGCTCGCGGCAAGATCACTCGCATTTCACGTGAAGCGGCAATCGATGTGCCCGATTCGTCCTTTACGATTCAGGCTTCAGAAGAGGATCCTGCTGCCTTGATCCGCGTCTATCGCAAAGACGGTGATAGCTACGAAGAAAGCGACACCGTTGTTGGGCATCGTTTCTCCGAACTCCGCAAGATCGCAGCACTGCGTTTTCTTGAAGGCAAAACGCTGAAGCGTGCGCTGAGTGTTGATTTTCGTTCTTACGACGAAGAGGATCGCACTCTCGAATTCCCATTTGCCAGTGAGGCTCCCGTAGAGCGTTACTACGGGATGGAAGTTCTGAACATGGATACTAAATCCATGGATCTGACCCGTCTAAACGATGGTGCGCCTCTTCTTTATCAACACGATGCTGATCGCATTGTTGGTGTTGTTCAGAAGGCTTACATCAAAGACAAGCGTGCATATGCACGTGTGAAGCTTGCGAATAACGAACTTGGGCGTGAAATGCAGGAACTGATCCGTGACGGGATCATTCGCAACGTCAGTTTTGGATACAAGATTGACGCAATGGAGGCCGATGAGTCCACTACACCAGTGACTTATCGTGCCACCAAATACCAGCCTTTCGAAATCAGTCTGGTAACTATCCCAGCCGACAATTCAGTTGGTTTGGGACGTGCTTTCGACCATAATGAAAGCACTGCTACGGCCTCAGCCGTGCAAAGTCAACCCAACGGAGTAGAAACCGTGGATCAAAACCTCAACATTGAGGCTATCCGCGCTGAGGCCGCTCAGGCCAAGGCAAAGGAAATGGCCGAAATGGTGGCTCTTGGGCAACGCACCAAGAACATCGAAATGGCTCAGGAGTTTATTGCTAACTCCCGCAGTCTGGAAGATCTTCGTTCCGCCCTTCTGGAAAAGATGGGTGTCGAAGAGAAGCCTATTAGCGCTAAGGACGCCGAAATCGGCATGTCCACCAAGGAGAAGCGTGAATTCTCCTTTGTTCGCGCAATCAACGCTCTTGCTCATCCCAACAGCAAGGAAGCACAGCGTGCTGCTGGTTTCGAACTCGAAGTCAGCCGTGCTGCTCAAGAAAAGAGCGGCAAGGAAGCACGTGGCATCCTGATCCCTGCCGATGTGCTGGGTTTTGGCCGTCGTGACCTCACCGTTGGTTCTGCCTCCGGTGGTGGTGATCTGGTCGCTACCGACCTGATGAGCGACAGCTTCATCGACCTGCTCCGTAAGTCGCTGGTTCTGCAAACTGCAGGCGCCAACGTCATGACCGGTCTGCAGGGCATGGTTGCTATTCCCCGTCAAAGCGGCGGCGCAACCACCTATCACGTTGCTGAGTCCGGTGCTATCACCGAGGCTCAACTGACCGTCGATCAGGTGACGCTTCAGCCTCGCACCATTGGTGCACTGACTGATTATTCCCGTCGTCTGCTGCTTCAATCCAGCGTTGACATTGAGAACCTCGTCCGTCGTGACTTGGCTCAACAGATCGCTATTGAAGTTGAGAACCAAGCACTTAACGGCACCGGCACCGGTTCTTACCCGCTGGGCATCCTGAACGTCACTGGCATCAACACCGAATCCGGCGTTGCTGCTTTCTCTGACTACGTGAATGCTGAAGCTGCTCTGAGCACCGACAACGCTCTGATGGGCAACCTTGGTTATCTGATGAACTCCGCTCTGCGCGGAACTCTGAAGACCACCGAGAAGGCTTCGGGCACCAACGGCATCTTCGTTTATGAAGGCGACGGAACCATCAACGGTTATCCCGCCTACGTGTCCAACTCCATGCCGAACAGCACTGCTGTGTTCGCTAACTTCAGCGACATCATGATCGGCTTCTGGAGCGGTCTGGACATCATGGTTGATCCCTACACCGGCTCTGCCTCTGGCA